TGGATGGGCGAAACTTACTACAACGAAACCTTTAACACCAATCAAGAAAATCTACAGGATAGTACGAATGGTTATACCTACTACCCACAGGAAAACAAAACAGTCTTTAACACAAAAGAGAAATGAAGACACCAATGCAAGAGTTGATAGATTCAGTAGGGTATATGGCTCAAGGATTAGATGCCGATGAGTTGTATGATTACTTTATGGAAAAAGCAACACAAATGCTTGAGAAAGAGAAGGAAACCATCTGCAACGCATTCAGCGATGCGCAACACGGAGCAGTTGAATCAAGATGGACTGCTGAAGAATACTTTGAAGAAATCTTTAACACCAAATGAAATACCGAGTCCACTACACCTACTTTGACCAGACCCTTAACGGAAAGGCCAAGTGGGAGCAACGAGAAAAGGACTTTGACACCAAAGAAGAGGCTTGGAAATTCGTAGAAAAGGTTGAGTGGAGCGTGTCTGTTAGAAATGTAAATATCCAACCAGTGCCATGAACTTCAATAGCGATTTCAAATACGACTTAGAGCTTGGGCAGGTTGGTGAGACATTTATATCCAATCTACTTAGAAACAAAACCATCGAGGTCAAGTTTGATTTTGGAACTCACAGAACGGGCAACTTCTATATTGAATATGAATCAAGGGGAAAGCCCTCTGGTATTGCCACAACACAAGCATCCTTCTGGGTGCTTATCGCTGCCTCAGAGTTGGGGTGCAGATTGAAAAACACCTTGGCTCCCATTGAGCAAGATGACGTCTTGTTCGCCGTAATGATAGCCACAGAACAATTAAAGCATCTATGCCGAACAAAGTATTATAGGATAGATGTTCCCGGTGGGGACGATAACACAAGCAAAGGAGTATTAATTAAATCAAACGTATTATGTCAACCGAAATAGAATTGTTCCAGCTCGTAGGATGCTTTCATATCCTGCCACACGTTTCATTTTGTTACAAGAGTGACCACTGCGTGTGGTCATTGAGCTTGGGATGGCTCATGTGGGGTGTATCAATTACAAGAAAAACAGGAATGCAACTTTAAAAGAAACAAAATGGATAAGAGACCAAATTATTACATAGGGAAATATAAAAGCATAGAAGCTTTTGATGTCGTGCTTGATTTTCAAGAAGATAATTATAACTTAGGAACCGCATTGACCTATATCATGCGGGCAGGCAAGAAGCCCGGAAATCCCATAACTCAGGATATCGAGAAGGCAATAGCCCATTTGAAGAGAGAACTTGAACATCAATTTAAAAAACCAACCACCGATGAAACTACCCCAAGTCAAAGTAACGGCATTCAACAATCTATACGAGAAGACTCCGACAGTATGGGATATTGGGTATGCACTTCAACGCATTAAAGACGGGGGCAGTAAAGCATTAGTAGAAACGGTTCGGCTAACCGGAGATAAGGACGCCAAGCTAAAGCTCCCTATTGTATTATTCTCGGGGGTATTCACTGAGCGCAGAGATAGCGCAATACACGACCATAGCAGCTTTATAGTAGTAGACATAGACCATTGCGACGTAGACAAAACGAAGTCAGCGTTGTGCATGGATGAATATGTTTTTGCTTGTTGGACCAGCCCATCAGGGGACGGGGTAAAGGCTTTGGTCAGGATAGCATTTGCAGAGCGTCACCGCGACCACTTTAGAGCCTTAACAAGATACTTTGAGCGTCAGCACGGGCTCGAGATAGACCCGTCAGGAAGCAATGAATCAAGAGCCTGCTTTGAATCTTATGACCCAAACATATGCATCAAGGAAACGTTCAAGACGTTTTCAGCAACGCTTAGCGACAAGTCGGAGAACCAAGCCGTAAAGACGGAGCAGAGTACCGACTATATGAAGCTCAACCTTGCAGCTCGAATGATTCGGAATGCAGAGCCCGGGCAGAAACACAAGACCTTATATGCGTCAGCCCGCCTATGCGGAGGATACATTTCAGCGGGACGCATCGAAGAGGACGAAGCGGTTAGAGTTCTTCAAAGGGAGATATTCAAGAAAGAGCCTGATGATTTTGAGTTGGCTAAACGCACCATCATCGAGGGCATCGAGATGGGTAAGAAGCTCCCAATCCGGGAGGTTATTGAAGAGGAGAACAAGATTCAGCGTGAAATGCTCATCAACGACGGGGATATGTCTTTCATATCTACGGGTGATGATGATTTTAAATGGATTGATGACTTCGCTGAGGGACGCATTGAGCTTGGGCTGGATACCGGCAATCAGCAGCTCGATAAGTTCTTCAGATACAAGAAGGAGTTTGTTATTATAAACGGGCACTCTAACGTAGGTAAAACGACCTTTGCCCTCTATATGATGGTCAATGCATCCATACGCCATGGATGGAGATGGCTCGTCTATTCTTCTGAGAATAAAACCGCGTCAATCAAGATGAAGATTATGCAGTTCGTAGCTGACCGGAAGATTAATAATATGACTTACCATCAGAGACGCCATGTTTATCAGTGGGTCAACGACCATTTCACTATCATCGACAATAGCCAAGTCTATTCTTTTTATGACTTGATTATCTTCGGAGAGAAGGTGCTTAGGGAGCGTGGCTTTGAAGGGTTCTTGGTTGACCCCTACAACTCACTGCGGATTGATATGTCGGAGAGGGCCAACATCAGCACTCACGAATATCACTATGAAGCGGCATCTGAGTTTCTGACCTTCAGCAATCGAAACAACGTAGCCCTTTGGTTAAATACGCACTCGGTCACCGAGGCTCAGAGAGTCAAAGGAGACGATGGATTGTCTATCGCGCCATGGGCGGAGAGTACTGAAGGTGGCTCCAAGTTTGTCAATAGGGCTGATTGCTTTGTCACATTCCATAGAAAAATTCAAGCCCCTGACCCGATTGTAAGAAAAACTATGGAGTTTCACGTTCGCAAGGTTCGAGAAACCGAAACGGGAGGGCAGCCAACATCTTTTGACGAGCCAGTATACTTTGAAATCAACCCAGACCATACCGGTTTCTATGGTCAGATTGGGGGGCAGCTCTACAAGGGTTTATTTGATAAGGAAAGCAAAAACGAGTTATCGTTTGATTTAAAGGAAATTAGGGTTTAACTTTAAGGGTGCTTAGAGACCTCGTCATAGAATTAAACCTACCCAAACCGCCTACGTTGAATACGTTTTACGCTGGCAGGCACTTCAGTATTCGCACCAAACACAAGAAGGAATACTGGAAACATATCAAAGACTCCATAGAAACCTACGACAGGTGGACTATGGAGTCTTTTTCAATTGATGTCATTTATAATTGCAGGTATGATGTAGACAATGCAATCTGTTGCGCCAAATTTCTTTCTGATTATTTGAAAGAGAATGGATACGTTCCAGACGATACGCCTAAGTACTTCACAAAACAAAGCACAATGTTTGACCCGGAGGTCGAAAAGAATCGCTTTGTTGCTAGAATAAGGTGTAAGAACGTAACATATACGGAAGATGGACAAGAATAAGCTTGGAGAGCTATACTCTCTAGCAACGCAGAGAATGCACGACCTAATTGATGAACTATACGAAAACCTACATAATAAAAGCGGTGAACCAAAAGACACCGAGGCGCAAGTAACACTTGAAACATCTAAAATTATTAGGGCAGTAAGAAGCGAGCTTGATTTAATTAAAACATCAGCATTAGAATATTATGAATCTAATTCACGTTGACGACTTAAACGGGGTAAACTATCACCGCCTAATAGCTCCATTTAAAAGAATGATGGAGACTACTGACCTTAAATTTTATTGGTTTTCAAGTTTAGAGGAGCTGAAGACCTTTGACTTAAGCATCGTTGACAACCTAATTATTTCCAGAAAACTGGCTATCACTAACTACAGGTCCTTTAAGGAGATGATGGTCAAGAATGGGGTGAAGGTCATTTTAGATAACGATGACTACTGGGAGCTCGACACGAGCAACCCGGCATATTCGGTATATAAAAACTACATGGCCAAGCGAATCAAGGAAACAATAAGAATTGCAGACGAAGCGTGGACTCCGAGCCGCCACCTGATGAAAATGATGCTCCGCGTTCGACCCGATTTAAAATGTAAAATCATTAAAAATGGAATAAATCCCAATGAGGCTCAGTGGAGCGACACAGAAAAGACTGACACTGAAGCGGTTAGATTTGGCTATATTGGAGCCAATGGACACCAGAAAGATGTGGCGCTTGTAGGATATGATTTTTCAGACAAAGAGCTTTATTGTGTAGATTTGATGGACTACGCTAAAACGCTTGGAGCCAAACATAAAATGGCTCCTAAACCGATTTTTGAGTATGCCGGATTCTACAAAAACTTTGACGTTTCACTCGCCCCGCTGGACGTTGGCAAGTTTAACAAGTCAAAATCAAACCTCAAGATTGTTGAGGCGGCATTCACAAAAACAGCCGTTATAGCGTCGAGAAACACCCCGTACAAGGAATCAATTATTCACGGAGAAACAGGATTGCTATGCTCAACAACAGGAGAATGGAAAGAAGCGATTGAGTCAATGACGCTTGAAAAGGCTAGGTACTTAGCCAATAATCTTTATGAATCCATGAAGGAAGAGTACCACATTGACAACATTAACAAGCTAAGACTCGAATCGCTCTATGAACGCAACACTACAAAGCCCTAAGAGAATGGAATGGGAATATTACACTAACCCCTCCAAGCGCAGACGCATTGACAGGCTCCTTCTGGATGCTGCCAATCTGTTTGCTAACTGCGAAAAAAGCGAAGAGGCAAGGAGGTTGGCTCAAGAGAAAGAGAAAGAGATTCTGGAGCAAATTGCTAAACTGGATAGACATTTTGCTGCCCAGTGCGGTTGGAATCAAGATTAGCTCCCGTAGCTTAATGGATAAAGCAACTGCCTTCTAAGCAGTCGAGTGTTGGTTCGACTCCAACCGGGAGTACTACCCTTATGCCCGTGGAATGTAAACGATGCCATACAATAATGAGTACAGACGAAGCCAAAAGTGCTGAGTCAAGAAGCGGTTACCCCAATGGGTACTGCAAGGCTTGTTGCAGTGAGTGGAAACGGGAACAGAATTTTAAAGTTAGATACAAGATTTCAATAGAAGAATACGAGCAGATGCTTGTATTTCAGGACAAAAAGTGCCAAATTTGTGAAGAGCTTCTTGAGCCGAAGAAGACTGTGGTTGACCATTGCCATACCAGTGGTAACGTCAGGGGATTGCTTTGCTACAACTGCAACAATGCCATAGGATTCTTAAAGGAGAACATAAGGGCCGCTCTTAAATTAATTGATTATATATACAAAAATGAGTCTCAAATACAAGCTGAAGCTACCCGACCTGATGATAGCAATGAATGCTTTTTTCAAGACGGGGAACATCCCTAACAGACACCGTATAAACGTATATAGACGGACCGCTTTTACTAACGCCTTTAAAGACGTATCGAAGGTTGTTGATTTAGCAAGAGTTCTGGACATGAACCATTCCAGCGTTGTTCACTACAAGAGAACGCATGAGTCTCTAATTATGTATGAAGACTATCGAGAGCTGTACCATTTGGCTTTATCTCTCAAGAACAACATAATGGAGGACGATACGGAGCTTGAAACCTTCTGGTCAAAAGAAAGACACATTCAGCAAATGAATGACCTCAAAATACAGATAGACTATCTAAAAGGGCAAATCAATAAACTCTCAATGTACAAGGATAAGTACGAGAAAATTGTTGAAGCTTTAAATAAATAGACTCTATTTCTTTTTAGAATAACAGCCGGCGTGCTGGCATTTGCCATCGCACTCCTTGGGTAGGATTACGCACCAAGTTTTAGGCGGTTCTGTTTTAACCTTGCCCACGGCTCAACTTCTTGTAGTTTCTTGAAGTTTTGAGCTTGGATGTTTTGCTTTTAGCGTGCACGCCGGGGCGGCTCACTTTATTCTTTTTCTGGAAGGTAGTAGCG